TAAACAATGCTTTGTTGCGTCTTTTCTTCTCCAGTGGTTTCGTCAGTGAATGTGGCTTCCTTCCACATTTTGTAATTAGCTGCATCTAGCCCTTCGGCTGCAAATGCTGCTTGTAGGTCTTGTGCGATTATTCCAAAGCTATAACGATTGTCATCTTGTTCAACATCACTTATGAATCGGTATTTTCTCAATAGACTTTTAGCTACTACAGCGACTCTTTGTTCTGCGTCTGAAAGCTCTTCAATATCCTGCTTTAAAGTCCGGTCTGATGATTCGAAGACAGTCTCACAATAAATGCTACGCCACTGGTTTCCAGAGATGCCTAAATCGATTGCATTGTTTCTTCCAGACTGACCCAATCCAACGCAAGGCTCAATTCTGTCTGCGCCTGTTTGCTCAAATCTAAATCCTATATTTGAACCATTGCCCATGTAGAGTTCAGTGCCACCCGCGCTATGTGTGCCTATGCCTCCAATGTTTGAGCCGTTACTGTTAAATCTTAAAGCAGGTCCGGGAGTGTTGTTACGGGCAATAATACAGCTTTCACCAGTTGAATCTCTGGAAAAGATTGCGCTATCCCCGCCACGGATGCTATGACCGTTTCCTGTAGAGCCAACGCTAGTTCTACCCACCAAAAAATTCCCTGATGCATCAAACCTGCCACGCTCAACGCCATTTTGAGTGAAGCAAGTAACGCCTCCAGATGGAAAAAAGAACCCTGTGTTGCCGTCACTGCCCGTTAGCACTGGATCAGCCGCAGTGCCAGCCCCAGCCCTGACAAATCCGCTTAGGTAGAGGTTACGCCAACGTAGATTAGACGCGCCAAGGTCTGCACCACCATCTGCCTCAGAGCCTGCAACCATAGGAGTTACGTTTTCAGTGCCAAACTGTAGACCTGCATGACTAGCCACTGCGCCACCAACAGTAAAGTTGTTGCCGTTTATTACACCCACAGAGCCTACGCTTGTGCCGTCTCTGCGGACGTTAAGTATTGTCCCGTCTGCGGTAAGACGGTTTAGTTCCATCACTGTGCCAGTTTTAGCCGCTTCAAACAAACCTGTGGTGTTGATAACAGCGCCCGTCACAGAACCTGTTGAAGTCGATACTGCTAGAGAAGTAGTACCCACCAACAGACCGCCTGTCGCCCCATCAATCCGCATGCGTTCTGTGTTACCACCAGTAGAAAACAACATATTTGCTTGAGAGCGTACAGCTAAGTCATCAACCGCAGACCCAGCAATCATGTCACCTGTGGATGTCGCTACTTGAAGACCTGCCTTGAATGTAGTTCCGTTCAAAAAACGAAGCCTTATGTCATCTGTGTCTGATACCGTCATTTCTGAAACAGTAGCCAAACCAGCTACTGTTAAAGTTGTAGCCATATCTACAGCACCATCAATGTCAACGACATCCAAGTTTGCAGTGCCGTCTACATCTAGATCGCCGCTAACTGTCAGAGCACTTAGAGTACCTAAACTTGTAATGTTGGTTTGTGCGGCAGTAAGAACTGAGCCGGTTATATTGCCAGTGACATTGCCGGTTATAGTTCCGCTTGCTGAGATGGTAGTGAACGACCCCGCATAGGCTGCGATGTTAGACCCATCAGCTTTGGCTAAAGCGTGACCGCCAGCAGTAGACCCATCGTGAACGTGTACCGTGTCAGTCGTTGTATTGACGGCTAACTCACCCTCTGCGCCTGTAAAGGCATTCATCTGTGAGGTGGTGCCGCGCCGTATTTGTAGTTGAGTAGCCATCTTATGCCTCTGTTTTTCTAAGCTGTTCTAATGCCCACGCGAAGTCTTCAGCCTCTGGCGCGTAGTGTTTTATGTCCATGATCACTTGATCATCTTGCGTTTCGGTATATCTCAAAAATACACCGCTGTCGTTTTCGTAGCCATCAATTAGTGTCATTACGTTACCTTGTAAAGTTTCCACGCTATGCCGAAATTACTAGGACTGCCCCAACCCGCTACCTTGCGCCCTACTATTTCTATCTTTAATGTAAAGCCTTGAGTGCCTGAGAACTTAGTCAACGGCATAACGGTAGCAACCGGCCCGATCATTGCAGTGCCTTCAGAACCGACAAAGGTAGACCAACTGCCGGTGATTTCTACGTTACACAAAAGGGTCGAGTTAGCGCCGCCCCATGCTGTAAAGCCAGCAGGATACACCCCCTCAATGTAGATAGTTTCGAGCGTGGTGATGTCATTGTTAAACAGGCCACTTCTGTCAGATAGCGTCTGGCTTCCAGTAGCTACGATCAAGTCACGGCTGACAACTACGCCGTTAAATTCTGCGCTGCCGTTCTTGTTGATTCTCCAGCCAGCCGAGCCAGCAGAATAGTTGCTAGATTGAATGACATTGTCGATCTTGGCGTTTGTTATTATGCCATCACTGATCTGCGCTGAGTTAGTAACCACATTAGAAGCGGCTAGTTTACCGGCTGTTATCTGATTAGAAGCAATGTTATTTGCTTGAATAAATTCTACATTTGCAACTGTTGCAGTTATCGCCGCAGTGGTGATAGCTGATGCTTGAATTGCACCGATTACAGCAGAATCAGCAAAAATTTCAGAAGTATTGATTTCATTTGACGTAATCGTGTTCGCCTCAATCGCTGAGGCAGTCACCGCATTCGCTTTGATAGCATTTGCAGTCACTGAATTAGCCGCCAGCTTATCGGCACTTATAGCCCCCGCGTCAATCTTATCTGCAATAATTGCTGAGCTTGCAATGGAATCTGTGGTTATCTGTTTGGTATTTATGCTTGTCGCTTGCACTTGCCCAAATACCTGACTTGCTAGGTCTACTTGATCAGATAAGTCAGCAGCCGCAATTGCAGCAGTCCATTCTGTTCCGGTGTATCTATACAATTTGCTGTCAGTGGTCAGCATCACAATACGACCAGTTGATAAATTCGTTGTCGGCAGTGCACTAACACGCTCAACAGGGCGCAGATCATCGCTGAATAAGTTGTCGCCTAAAGTCCCGCTGATGTCGGTAGTTTTAACCAACGCTGTAAACTCTGGCACCGTTGAGTCGTACCTGTAAAGTTTGGCATCTGACGTTAGGAATACAGTTTTTGGCCCAGTGTAACCAACAGGCGAAGGTAGGGTTGTAACTGCCGAAATAGGCTCTATGCCAGCAGCAAACGATGCCGCAGTAACTGCGCCCGGATCTACGTTACTTGCGGTATATAGGTCTGTTGTCCACGCTGAACCAGTCCATACATATAGCGTGCTGGTTGTGGTCAGGAACTTGATCTGCCCAACATGATCGCCAGTACCCAAGCCAGCAATAGAAGTTACCGGAGCAATACCAAAAGCATCACCTGCCTCAAACTGATCAAGCACTGACTGAGAAAAATCATCTAGCACGATCTTTTGGGTGGTTGCCGAGAATGTCGCGCTATAGCCAGAAACGTTTCCTGATCGGTCAACACTTCGCAGCCAGTAGTATCTGGTGACGGCATTACCCAGCCCAGTAACTGTATGCTGGTCTGACTTGGTTTTAACAATAAGACTAGAACCTGCGCGGTTGTCTACCGTGTTCTCGAATATCTCGACATAAGCCAAGTCGCCGTCTGAGGGTAGATCATAGTCTAGTTTGATTTGTTGAATGCCGCCGGTAGCAACTATAGATCCTGGAATTGCTGGAGCAGTCTGGTCGCCTTGCAAGGTGATTGTGTTAGTTATAAAGCCAGACGTTTTACCAGTCAGCGTTACTGCGCGAACTCTAAACGTGAATTCTTCTAGCTCTTTCATGCCAGAGATTACAGTGTTATTGCCGTAGACGTTGACAGATGAGAACGGCCCACCCCCGCCTATAACTGCTCCGCTCACACTGCCATAATTTAACTCAAGCGTGGTTGCATCAGCGACAGAGCCATAATCTTGTGTCGCGGTGTAATTATCACTTACTAACCCAAGGTCTATTTCGTTTTGAGAGGTTTGCTTAAATTCGACCTCGTAGAAAGAAATGTAGGTATTAGCAGTGGGGGCAGTCCACGAAACCCGAACCGCTGGCAATACTGAACCATCATTACCCAATACCGTTGTCTCTACCAGAGTCAAAGACGTTGGTGCCGCTTGCGCTGGGGTGTCATCTACAATGTCTGAATAGTCTGGGTTATTTGGCCCGACAGTCGCTTGAATGTTTGAGTTATCGTTGTCTGGGTTGCGGTCTGACTCAACGAATGAACCCGTACCAGTCCCGTAAGCAACAGCTCTTACCCAGTAGTATCTTTGATCGCCAACCGCTAAAGGGTCAGCACCATTCGACGCATCATGGAAAAACTGCGTACCCATGGTGCGCCCGATTTCTACTTTGTTAGCCCATCCAGAATTAGGTGAAGCGTAGATTACTATTTCTTTGAATTTGCTGGTGTTGACTGGGTTAGTCCAGTTTAACTCTATGCTTTTTAGTCCAGCAGTTGCGCTCAAGTTTTGTGGATCAGGTACACCACGGAAACCGGCAGTAATTGTGCCGTCTGCTGTCGTCGTTGAGTATTCATTAGCAGCGGGGTCTGCATAACTTCCAGAATCATCTTCAACTAGAGTGAGGTTTACCGCGCCATCCTGAGAGTCTGAAAAGGCCCAGTTAACGCAGCGGAATACTTTTGCGCTGTAATTCAATTCGGCAACAGTGACACTCACCCTATCGCCTATATCGACATTCAAAGCAGACAAGTTAGCAGGAAAGTTGATTACCTTTTGCTGGTCTGACATCTGGATTTGCTTGTGGGCAATACGTTGCGCCATGTAGCTAGTATTAGTAAAAGATAGCTGTGCGTCTTTAGTAATAACCTCGCCATTGTCGCGTGATACAGCGGAGGTTAATTGTACTTGTGGCACCTCAGAGGTTTTGTGATTCTGTGCGGGGTCAATGATTATTGGTCGAACAGTGTTAAACCGCTCACCCCTCTCAACTGAGGTCTTAACTGTTATCGACCCAGCCAAGTCGTCTTCATCCAATGAAATGCTAGGTGCTTCATATACGCCAGCCTTGATGCGATAGCTGCCGTTTGAATAGAAGATGCTGCCATTCATTGAGGAAAGCAGCTTGTTGAGGCTTGCTCTGTAGCTGTCAGTTGCGAAGATTACGCCGTTGGCTGTGAATCGCTTTTGTGTGCCGCTATTTGGTACTACTACCGAAGCGTCACAAGCATCAGCGGCAGTAACCACATCAGCCCAATCTATCTTACTTGCTGCAACACCTAGACCAAACTTTGTGTCGATGAGGAAGTTGGCAACGCAGAGAGCGGGGTTATCAGACCATGCTTGATAGGTTGCGCTAGTCGGGTTAGCACCTGCGGCGTTACCGGCAGCAACATCTAGGCGCGGGTCATAAATGTCATTCTTACCCTTAACTAAGGCTTTAATATTTTGAGGCTTCAGCCTATCCCAAACTTCCTGTGAGCCATCATTGAGTGTCCACTTGGTGACAATGTAGCTCACGCCCTTCCCTTGATGTGCGCTAGTCCAAGGGCTAAAAGTAGTGGTCAATAAAGAACTAGATGCTTGTGTAGCTGTGCCTAGCTTTTTCTCAATCATGCAAATCGTTTCAGAATCTTTTGGCCCGAACGTACCGCTAGTTACTGCATTGTTTGAAATTTGAGAATTCGTGATAACTTCGTTGTCGAAATGTATATGAGTAATAGATTCACATTCATGCCCTGTAAGAGCGATGCCGTGATATAAGTCGCGGTTGTCCGTGCCTGACACACCCACAAAGAATATAGGGCCAGAAACTAAAGCCTGTCCATATACAACTTTCTGCGGCTCAATCGTACCTCTAACCGTTTGCTGTCTAGTCTTATCCGTGTCTGCCTGCGGCATAGACATATCAGGCAACAAAGCAGTTAAAGCAGCCTGCGCTGCATATACACCAGCGGCTACCACAAGCGTTCCTGCGGCTATAGCTGCACCAACACCAAAACTTGTGGCCCCAACAGCAACAAGTGTGGCTGCGCCGACAGTTTCAACGAATAAAATGGCTGCTGCTACTACTGGTGGCATCTAAACGCTCCAACCTGAGATTAAATAACGGTCGGGAATCTGTTTCATTCCCCGCGCAGTCAAGCAGACTACAGAACCTTGATATTTTATACCGCAAACCTGCCCGATAATCGGCAAGTCAACAACGCATGGATCGCCATCTTTTATGTCTTCAGACGGCTGACCCAGTACGCTTTCTATGAAGTCAACCAACTCCCCCTTACGCCCCACCAAAACTTCTGCTTGTGCC